TGCGAATTGCAATATGGAATAACTTTAAATCTTGATCAAATAGCTTTTAGAAGATTTAAACAAAGTGAACAAAAAGGAAAATTTAAGCAGGAATATCCTGAAGACGATGCCACCTGTTTTCTAACGTCTGGCGGCAATCCATTCAAGCTTGATATCATCAAACCTATTTATGATAAAGCGCCTAAACCATTGAGAACGGTAAATGGTATAAGAGTATATGAAGAGCCGATGCAAAAAGAAATTTATGTAGTCGGTGCCGATACCGCAGAAGGTGTTGGCGGAGATAATTCGGCAGCTCATATTTTTAAAGTTTCTAATCGTCAACAAGTTGCATCATTTCATGGACAAGCTACACCATCGGAGTTTGCAGATAAGTTGATTGAAATGGTTGATCTATTTTCCATGGGACATCCATTATTGATTGGTGTCGAAAGTAACAATCATGGCCATGCAGTGATACTTAAATTACATGAAATACATAAATATCAATATCTTTATGCACATGCTGATGGAAAGCTTGGCTGGAAAACTGATCGGATAACAAGACCTTTGATGATAGATACTTTTATTGAGGGTGTTGAAAATGGTTCTGCCATACTTTTTGATCGCGAGACTTTGGCCGAGTGTTTAACATTGACAAATAATAACGGTAAGATTGAGGCTGAAGATGGCAAACATGATGATCTATTTATTTCGGCATGTATTGCAATTCAGATGTGTATTGAAGAAACTGTTATAGATATATATTCTGATATAAAGAATAAGATTATTACTTGAGGGGGAAATTGTGGCGGGAAAAACACCAGTAGAATCTTTGGAACCCGTATCACAAGCAAAATCTCAAAAATCTAGCCAAATAATAACAAATCTTTATACAGGGCTTTCAGAGCAAACTTATCAGGTCTCGCCCTATGTCCCAGATTCATACAAACGCCCATACAATCCAGATCCACTTGTCATGCTCGATTATACTTATGGCATCTATGATGAAATGCTCCGTGATGACCAAGTGGATGTGGCTTTAAAACTTAAAAAAGATCTGGTCGTCGGTTCTGGCTGGTATATCGAATCTCAAGACGAGGCTCAGGCAGATATAAAAAAAGAATTAGAGAACTCTTTATCGGATGATACTGATCGGCCACTTTCTGAAATACTTGAGGATATTATTCAAGGTTATGAATATGGTTTTTCAGTCGCTGAAAAAATATTTAAATTAACAGACGATGGTTTATTGGCTTTAAAAGATATAAAACCGAGACATCCGGCCAGTTGGCTTCTCCATACCGATGACCATGGAAATGTGACAAAATATGAACAGAGGGCCGCTTCCGGATCTCTCGATATCGATCCTAATTCAATAATTCATTATGTGAACAATCAAAAATTTCAGAATCCTTATGGCAGATCAGATCTTTATGTGGCCCACCAAGCCTGGATGACCAAGCGTCATATCACCCGTTTTTATGCTATCTATTTGGAAAATGCAGCGGGGCCGAAAGCAATTGCCAAATATGATCGCAAAGCTCCGGCTACGGTAGTTACTGATATATTTAATGCTATTAAAAATTTCCAGGCCAAAAGTGCTATGGCAATACCAAAGGATTTTGATGTTGAATTTTTAGAAGCTAAGACAAATGGTGAAGCCTTTATTAAGGGAATTAATTTATTTAATATGTTTATTGGTCGCGCTCTTTTTATTCCAGATCTTTTGGGATTTCAAGGAAGCGAAACTGGCGGTGGATCTTTTGCATTAGGAACCGAGCAAATAGGTGTTTTTTATAAACATATTTATCGTCGTAGACAAATTCTTGAACGTATCATTGATCAACATGTGATCAGACCTCTTGTAATTTACAATTACGGGATTCAAGATGATTATCCTAAATTTAAATTTCTGCCACTTTCTCAAGATGATGCTATGAAACAAGCAGAACTTTGGATTAAAGGAATTCAAGGTGCTGGCTGGAAACCAAGTCTGGAAGAAGTAAATCATTTTAGGCAATTAGTTAAATTTCCACAAGCCGATGAGTTAGAAATGAAATCAGATGCGATGGCACAAGCATTATCTGGAGATCCAGCCAATCCTAATGATGGCGAAAATATGATGGATAGTGCTGATAGCCAAGATCAGATGGATAAAAAAAAAGAATTTAAGTTAAATCTTTCATCTTTGCCAGGAGATTATAAAAATAAAACTGATTTCAAAATGGCCGATCAATTATTAAAGGCAATTTTGGTTAGAATTAATCATGATACAGAACCCATCGTATCTGCAGCATTTGAAGATCTTTATACTCAATTGCAAGACAAAAAAATTGTGCAATCTCAAGATTTATCAAAAGCCGAGAACATCGGTATAAAAGGAAAATATTTAAAGGCATTACAACAAGTATTTAAAACTCAATTTAGAAGACTTTACCAAGATGCCCAAAGTATGGCTAAAACAGAAGTGAAAAAATCTGATTTTGTGACCAATATACCAGCAGATGAATTCCTGGCATTTCTAGAAAGTGAATCATTTAAATATGTCGGTGATTGGGAATATACAATTACTAAAAAAACTAAAGATCTTTTGATCAAAGCCATTAAAGATGGTGAACCATTATCAAATGTTATTTCTGTCCTTGATGATGAAGGGAAAAATCTATCTGACATTAGTATTGAGCGCTTTGCTAGGACCAAAGCCACAGAAGTATTTAATCGCGGGCGTATGGAATATTTCGAATCGACTGGCGTGGTCGCAGCTTATCAATATTCTGCGATTATAGATGATGTGACTTCGGAAATTTGTAGTGAATTAAATGGTAAAATTTTTGAAAAAGGGGATGAGCCTGTGCCACCGCTACATTTTAATTGCCGAAGTGTTTTGATCCCGATTACTAGATTCGAGGATTATGAGGCGGATTCAAAAACTAATAGTGGTAAAAATATAGATTCATTTTTACAAAAAAATGTATCCGACAAAGGGTTCCCGATCTATTCATTAGATGAAAAGCCAGAAATAATTTCTAAACCAGAGATTACAGATATTGGTGTGAACATTAGAACACAAATTGATGGATTGATAGAAATAACCACATATTCAAAAGATTCAAAAGATTTTCAAATATCAACTGCTGTCTATAGGATGGATGGGGATTCTAAAGTATTAGAATCTTTAACCCATAAACGAGTTGATGATGCAGCAAAGATTTAATCCGAATACTGGCAAATTAGAATATTATTTCCCTGGTGACAAAGGTGATCGCGGCTTGCCGGGGGCAAGAGGTGTTGCTGGCGACACAGGTCCACAAGGCTTGCAGGGTCCTCAGGGCGATGTTGGCATATCTGGATCTGATGGCATCAATGGAATTGACGGTAAGGATGGAATCGATGGCAAAGATGGCGAGATGGGTTTACAAGGCCCGCCAGGAGTGGATGGATTAGATGGGAAAGATGCCGAAAACATAGATCCAAACAAAGTTTTACACAGAACATTATTGGTTCCTGAAAATAAATTAGGTCAAAATGGAGATTGGTGTTTTGATGAAGCCGGAGAATTGTTTTTTAAGAAAAATAATATATGGATATTTTATGCTCAAATTGGTATCAGGCATGGTGGTGGTGGATTAAGCCAACAGCAAGTCATCGACCTAATAAATAGTTTGTTGCCATTGGCCGGCCATATTGTGCAGGATAATAGTACGCCACTAACTCAAAGATCCAATCTAAATTTTGCATCTGGATTGGCGGCAACCGATGATTCCATAAATAACCAGAGTGATATTACTGTCAATCAAGCCTTTAATTTCACATGGACAGGGACTCATACTTTTTCTGGCCACACAAACGCGGTGCCAATTACAATTTCAGGGCAAACTGTAACTGGAGCTAATACCACTAGGGCTTTAAGTATTGCGACTGCTTGGAATACTAGTGCTGCACCCACAGCATTTCGCATTTCCGTAGCCAACACAGCATCTGCGGTATCTTCTAAATTATTTCAAATTTTAGCTGGAGCCGCCGGAGCTGCAAATAAATTTAGCATTGATGTTAACGGTCTGATCTCTCATGCGGCGACCGGGACAGATCTTGTGGGTCCATTTGGGTATGACTTGAATTATGCGATGACATTTGCATCCAGCGCCACAACGGCGACGGCATTAAGAATCGCCGGACTTACGCAAATGAATTTTGGTTCTTCGGGAACTTTATTTCAATTTAATTTTAGTCCATCATTTAAGGTCGGCGGGACTGCTGCTCTAATGTCTTATTCTGGAATTTCTATTCAGCCAACATTTAGTTCTGTATCAACGAGTGCAACGCAACATTATCTGCAAATCCAAATGATGAATGTGACAGTTCCAACTCTTACCGCATCAACTGGCGTGCCATCATTTGCTTTTAAAGCAGATAATATTTGGGTTTATAGAGCTCAGGCGACGGCTGTAAGCGGATCTATAGTAAATGGTATTTTTGTGTTTGAAGCGAATGTTGGCGATTCTGGTGGAAGTGCATTAGATACGCCAGAAATTTCTATTTTTAAACTTAAAGCAAGTACTTTTGGTTCCTTTGGATCTGGACCTATAAGTTTAGGTGGCACCGAAAATATAACCGATTTTTATGGATTTAAATATGAACCTCAACTTTTTGATCAAGGACTAGGTTCTATCTGTCAAAATGAACATGGTTTTGCCGTGGCTGCAACATCAAATTTTGCATTAGATGGCAATGGCATAATGCCGACTTTGTATTGGTCAGGACTTGTAAATAATTCAATCGCTACAAGTTGGAGTGGGATAACAAATTTAAATTACGGGACCACGGGTAACACTCTTGCCCTGCAAATTTCTTCTCTTGGTGCGACGGCTGGTCCACTTGTCGGCAGATTCGGCATTAAATTAAATGGTGCGACTCTTGTTGACGGCAGCTATTTGTATTGGGGTACAGCTGTTGATACAGATCTTTCATCCTCTACGGCCAGAATAAGATATGTAACCGGGGCATTAGGTGGGCAGTTACAATTTTATCATGGCACTACGTTGAGGGCTTATTTTAACTCATCATATTTATTTTCTCTTTGCCCTATACAAATAACAGGCATCACGAATGATACAGCATTGAGTATAGCACATACAATTAATGCCGGATCGGTGAATGTTTTTACCATTTCAAGTGCATGGTCATCTTCCGGCGCTAAAAAAATGATTTATACCAACGAATCGACAGGTGTATTTACTCCAAATGCTTCCGACAGATTTTTGAGCCTAAATAGTGCGGGGGCGGAAGTTTTTGGCGTATATCCACATTCACAGGTAACAAGTAATTATGCACAAACTGAAGTAGGGACTTCATTTATATTTCCAAGAAATAATTATAAAGCAAGTTTCATAATTACAGCGAATACTTCGGCAGCAACTGTGTGGACAAATTATGTGGCGACAGCCGGAATTACAATAGGCAATAATAATACTCATGCATGGACTGGATATTCAGCACAGCTTTCTGATATCAGTATCGGGGCGTTTTCCCCAACAACGAATTATACGGGATTCATAAGCGCTGGAGTTTTTGTATTTGATCAACTAACAAGTGGTGTAATAACACATTTCAAAGCCGATGGCGGGGCCAACGGTTCTGATTCTGTGCCGGTCATAACCGCATTAAGGGGATTCCATGGTGCTATCACCAATATTTGGACGACATGTCCAACAATAGATGTTTTTTTGGCCGAATGCGCTGATACTGGTATCGACGATAGCACGATAACAGATCTAAGTTATTTTCATGGAAAACCAACGGCATTTACATCTGCCGGTACTACTGTAACAAACTTTTATGGAATGCTTTTAGAAGAAACCACAGATGCTGAGATTACAAACATATTTGGCGCAGCAATTGGCAATGATTCTGTTATCAAAAACGATAGATATTGGTATTGGGGTGCGGCAACATCCACAGTATTGGCAAGTCGTGCATTTGGCATGCGATGGAATAGTGGGGCATCAACATTTGATCTATCGGTTGGCACCACTGTTGAATATACATTTTCCTCAACTGCAATCACACTCGGTGATGCCAATAATATAATTGTTGGCAGCTCCTCTGGGACTAAAATTGGCACCGCCACATCACAAAAGCTTTCTTTATGGAATAAAACACCAATAATACAACCTGCCGCTGCAAATCAAGCAGCATTGACTAACTCTACAGGCGGCACTTATGACGGCACCTTAGCAGATGTGACCGCAGCACACGATCAGACGATATTGAATAATAACTTTACCGATTTACATACGCTAGTTAACGAGATAAGAACGGCGTTAGTAAATGTCGGTGTAATGAAAGGAAGTGCCTGATGAGAAGTATAACAATAAAATATGCAGAACTTATAGATTCTGTAATGAGTGAAATCATAAATCAAGGAGACAAACAAAAGGCCATCGATTTGTTAGGGATGGATGATAAGGAACTTTATATTTTTTTGGATGATGAACAGCAAAGATTAGACAAAGAACTTGACCAACAGATAGCACAGACGCAAACTGTACTCGACATTTTACAAGCAAAAAGTGGGATAATTAAATCAAAATAATGAGGTATAAAATGGATAAGGAATGGAAGATATCAACAGTAATGTTTCAGATAGAATTAATTAGATTAAATGAAAAAGGTGAAGTATCTGAAAAAGCTGTTGTCCCAGATGCTCCAGGCAAGCCAGCTATTGGATTAGTCGGTGCTGAAATTTCAGAAGATCTGAAAAATCTTATTTTTTCGAGATTAAAACTTCAAAACAACCAGTAATACACGACTAAAGAACTGCTTTATTTAAATATTTATTTTTAATTCAAAAAAGACTTACAGTATATTCATTGTTTGGAGGTTCTATGCCGGTGGATATGATGAATGGTTGGAATTCAGAATCTGATAAAGATAAATATCGTGCTCTCGGGGATCAAGCAAAATCAGATAAAATGAATAAAGGGATGAATCCTCCATCTTGGGTTGCTGATGAAGACAAATGGACTGGGGCAAAAGAAGCTGCTGGAAAATCATATGACGAAGGTTCCGACCAATATTGGGCGGTCACTTCGTGGCTTTATTTGAATCAATTTAAAGGTTCAAAAAAAGAACATTCTAGAAGAAAAATAACATTAAAAACATATAAATCAAAAATCGAAGAAAGTACTACTTATTCGATCAATGAAGTTGAGGTATTTTCGGCCGGTGAATGGAACGGCGATAAATACACTATCAATGATTTGCAATCGATGGTCACGGCTTTTCATGCATTAAAAGATGGATTCAAACCACATTTAAAATTAGGTCATAATGATGATCAAAAACTGGCAAGATCTTCTGGTCTGCCGGCTGTTGGCTGGGTAAAAGATCTTTATGTTAGGGGTGATAAACTTTTAGCGGATCTTGAATATATTCCAGATAAAGTATTTCAATTAATAAAACAAAAGGCTTATAGAAAAGTAAGTTGTGAGATTTATTGTGATCTAGAGGTCGGCGATATTAAATATCCTTTTGTCTTGGGTGGCATAGCTTTTCTCGGATCTGAAACTCCGGGAGTATTAAACCTAGACGATATTCTAGGGAATTATGCTATTGACGCAAGCGTGTGCGTAAATAAATTTGAAATTTCAGAAAAACAGGATACCTTTAAATCATATTCTAGTTCATTTAATTCAGACATGGGGGAAGAAATGGCCGAAAAATCAGAAAAAGAAATGGAATTGGAAGCTGCTTTAGAAG